TCGTCGCTTCCGTCGAACAGTTCCGGTGATTCGACTTGCAACACGCGCATAAACAGTTCGTTCGTTGATTTACTGGTGGTGTTTTCCGTCATATTGATCTTGCTCATTCTTCCTTCCCCCTATAAAAAGCCATTAAAGGCATATTCTTTTTTACCAAGGCGATAATAGCCATCATATGAATCTTTTAATTGAAATTTAAACTTTCGAAAGAAAGGCTTATACTGCGTTAGAGACTCCTCTGGCACAGTCACGAGAGGATAATCATCCTTCAGAACATCCAACGCATGTTTAACTAAAGCCGTACCGACACCTTGTCCACGGTATGGCTCAAAAACACGCAAAGAACAAATCTTCTTTTCCTGTTCGCAATTTTTAATTATACAAATTCCCGCTATATCTTTTCCAATTTTTGCCAGAAAAATCTCACGAGTGACACCCAAATTAGGTACCACTTTTCGCATAAACCATTCATCAAAATCTGGATAAAACCGCGTAAAAACATCCAGATATGCATTCAATAAAGAATCACCAGAGATAGTCTCAAGTGAAAAAATTTTAATCCCATCAGACATCATACCCCTCGATTCTTCAAACACTTAAACTAAAAAACAATCTTGTGCCCGGTTTTCGGATTGACAATCTTCATTCCGCGTAGCCTCCTATGTATTCCCAGCAGTTCGCGTCCACAACGCATTCAATGATCGGGAGAACGTCGAAGCCTTCACGGTCGAGTTCATCCCAACGATGTTCCGCCTGCTCGAATGTGGAATAAACGCCCATGATGCTCACGTACTCGCCGTATTGGTCAGCCACTCTCTCCCTCATGGTGAAATACGGGTACCACCTATCTACCGGTTTGAGCGTGTAATCCCTGTATTCGTCCCTGTCCATAACGTTCGCAGTGACGACGTAGACTTTCATGCTTCATCCTTACCTGTGGTGAATTGGAGTGTGTGGAGTCGGCGGCGGTCGGTGAGGTTGATGCCGAACATGCCATGCGAATGGAATTGGTCTACACAATGTTTGATCTCGCCATCCACCCGGTAGGTGGTCGAACGACCATTGTCGTCGGTGATGGTGATGGTGGTCAACGCGTAACCTCTTCCACGGTGGCGAGGTTGCTTGCCATAATGGTTTTGCTGACGCCGTTGCGAAGGTTCTTGAACGTGAATGAAGATGGTTTCATGCAGTTCGCATCCTCGAAGTCGATGATGCATTCCATGTCATCCCAACAGTTAATCCATGGAGAGCCGACCAGTCTGGGTTCGGTATGAGTGTAGACGATGACGCCTTTCTCACGGTCGGTGTACGAGTATGCGAATCCGAGTTCGTTGAGTTTGACCGCGTATGGCGGATTGGAGAGGTCGATGTTCATGCCTGTTCCTCCTGTAGGAGCATCCAAATGTTCGTTTCCTTTTCGGGGTTTCTGACGGCGAGCTTGTACACGTCGGACAGCCGGTAGCGTTGCTTGCGCGTGTCTTTTACCGGCGTGACGGGTTTCAGGTCTCCCCTGCTGACCCAACTGCGCATGGTGCCGGGTTTGACGATGATGCCGCATTGCAGGAGCAGTCTGCGGATTTCGGTCTGCGTGCCGGTGATGTGCGTGGCGAGGAGTTTGTGTCGCCTGTTCTCACGGATGGCGGAGACCGGATACACTTGACCGCAGTCGGGGCATTTCGGCGCGAACGCGGCGTTTGGGATGACTTTCACGATGTGATGGCAGTCGTCGGTCGGGCATTCGCCGATGATGATCTGGTCTTCGAGGGTGAAGTCGAGGAGTTCCTGGGCCTTACGGCGGATGCGGTGGATGATTCGCATGTAGGTTGGTGTCGCCTTGCTGGTCTTCCACTTGTCGGTGAGCCGGATGTTGCGGATGAGTGTTTCGAGTTTCCGGTCGTATGGAGCGGTCACGTTCAGGCATCGCGCGTATTCGTTGATGATGTCACGGAGGCTTGGAATGTCGTCCATGCCGTTGCCTTCGATGAGTTCGAACGCGGTTTCGCGTAATGGTGCCGGGGAGGTGGCGAGTCCATTATGCCCGCCGCCTCCGCCGTTGCCTGTCTTGTCCATGCGGTTTGTGCGCCATTCGAGGTCTTGCAGGTGGTTTTCGAACCATTGCAGATCGAATTGGAGTTGGGTTTCGCAGGATGTGCAGAGGATATGCTTGTCGTCGGTTGTCTTCCAGCATGTCGCGCATGTGGTTTGCGTCAAGTGTTGGCTCCTTGGTTGCGTTTTGGGTGTGTTTGGTCTTGTTGCCTCAACCCTTTGTTTGCAACCGTTGGGCGACTTGTCTAGTATAGTGTGTGTGTCAGATTAGCGTTGGCTGTTCTCCTTCCGTTGGCGTGGCTGGTTCGAGGTCGTTGCGGTGGGCTTCGATTTGGAGTACGAGCCTCCTGTCCACATGCAGCAGGCGGCTTATCTCGTCCGCGTCGTAGTCGAGGTCCGCGTAGTGGAGGACCTGGTTTCGTAGGCTCATTCGTATTCCTTCTCCAAGTGTTCTTCGTACAGTATGACGAACACGATCATCACGTATGCTCCGTAGAGGAACGAGAGTATCGCTATGGATATAGGGTTCGCGTTGTTGGTGATTTGTATGATGATGATTGCGAGCATCACTATCGCGTTGACCGCGTAGGACGCATTCTTGGTTATGTACATGATCTTCTCCATGTCTTTGCTCATTCGCTTACCGCCTTCCGTGCGATTTCGAGCATTTCCCGAGCGCCCCTGAGATAACTGGCTCGCATTTCCGGCGCGGTCAGAGTCCAGAAACAGTCATCACTGGGCATGACGTCTTCCCAGTCTGCTTCCATGTCCCACCACAACAGTTTCTTCGCCACGGCCTCAATCTCAACGGCAGTTGGTGGAGCGGAACGTCCGGCCATGTACGCTGTACCGGCAAGCTCCCGAACCGTCTGGAAAGTCAAATCATCATCCATGCCACGCTCGTAAGCGTCGGCCTCGTCAAGCATGATGCTCAATTCGTCCTCTTTCCGTTCGCCTTGACCATGGCCCACAGGATTTCGCTTGCGGGACGCCGCCTGTATGACAGGTCGTGGTTGGACCGCACATGGCCGAGAATCAGTTTCGAGCCGGTCGAATCCGGTGTCAGGATCGCGTTCACTCGCGGCGGCACCATTTTCTGCCATACGATCTCGTCGCACAGTTCCTTCGTGCAGACCAGGTAATTCTGGTCGCCGTAGAACGTCAGGCCGTTACCGCTCGTGAAGTCAGCCATGCATGACTTCACCTCGTAGAACCCGAAGCAGCCTTTCTCCACGCTTGCGGGCACCGGTTCGCCGTTGATGTTCCACGGTTTGAATCCCACGTAGTCCACTCGCCGCTCGTCAGGCGTGTTCCGGTCGAAATTGACCTCGCTCGCCCAAAACGCGGTCTGATTCCTCAATCGTTTCTCTACCAGCTTGGACAGCATGGCGGTGGTTTCAGCCCTGCTCATTTCTTCCTCCTGAAGTACTTGTATTCATCGTGGTGATGGAACAGGAACAGGTGAAGTCTCCACGCCTTGACTGCCAACAGGCCCTTGAGTGTGATCGCATACCCGCCATGGACACGCTTCATGAGCTTCCTATCGGCCAAT